CGATGCTTTAGATCAAGACTTACGTAGAACAGCTTATAATATTATTCAATTTCTAGATGATTCCGGTCATAGTAGATTAATTGATGTACCAGAAGATCAAGTAAGAAAATTTGTTGGCGGACCACGAGCTAGAAGTGAAATTATTGAAGGTGAACCTTTTGCTCATTTAAGTCCATCTCAAATTAAAACAGTAGACTTATTAATTGGTCAATTAGCTTTTGAAGCTAGAGATTTATCAAAAGCTGGACTAAGTGTTCTTAAAGATATTGATGTATCTGCTGATGGTTCACTATTAGATGGAATTTTAGCTAGACACTCAGCACTAGGTAGATTACGTAAAGAAGCAAGTTTAGCAATATCTACTAACTTACGAGCTTTAGGTACTGGTGGTATGTCTAAAAAAGATCTTATTGCTAGAGCTTCAGATGCTGCTGCAAGTGATACCGCAATGATTAAGGAGTTATTAAAATCAGATCCAGACAATGCCTTAATGGAAGGTTATCTACATTTTACTGCTACATCTAATGGCAGTACACAAACGTTTAAAGACTTTCAAGCTTTCTTTAAAGACAAATTAAAAGGATATAGAAACGGAGATAAATACCAAAGAAATGCAATCATAAATGAAATGCAAACAATGGGTATTAACTCAATGTTATCTGGTCCAAAAACTCCAGTACGTGCTGCAATAGGTACAGGTTTAGGTACTATTATGCGTCCTGTTGCTACCATTCTTGGTTCAATAGGAGAAGCAGATAATACTGTTTTAAAAGGTGCTTTTGCAAATATTGGAGGAATGGTTGATGCGCAACGAGAAGGTTTAAGAAAAGCAATAGCTGATTTTAATTCTTATTCCATGAAAGAAGATGGTTTTAGAGGTTTTATCCAAAATAAACAAGATAAAGATTGGGAAATGATGATGTCTTGGGCTGAAACTTACGGAACATTTGGAGATAAAGCTCAAGCAAAAATAGCTGATTCTTTACGCTACCTAAATAAATTACCAGTATTTAACTATGGTCCTCGTACTATGAGATCAATAGATACTTATTTTACGCAGATTATTGGTAGAGGTAGACAAAGACAACTAGCTTTTAATCACGTATATGAAAAATTACAAAGACAAGGAATTGTAGTTTCAGATGCTGACTTAGATGTATTAGTTAAAGAAGCTGAAATAGATTTTGAAAAAAGAGTATTTACAGCAGATGGAAAAGTATCGGATGAAATGGCAAAGTTTGCATCTGATGAAGCAAAACTTACACAAGAACTATCTGGTGTTGCAAAGGATTTTGACAAGGTATTTGAAAAATCCCCATATCTAAGACCATTCTTTTTGTTTGCAAGAACAGGTGTTAATGCTTTAACAATGACATCTAAATATACTCCGGGTCTAAATTTTTTTATAAAAGAACATTCAGACATAATGAGTAAGGCTTGGAATCATCCTGACATGGCTCAATACGGTATTAAGTCTGCTGAAGATTTACAAATAGCAAAAGCTACTATGAAAGGCAGAATGGCTATTGGTTATGCTTTCACATCAATGGCTGGAATTGCTGCACTAAATGGATACATAACAGGAAATGGACCACCTGATAGACAACTACGTGAATCATGGAGATCCGTTGGAAGATGGGAACCTAGATCATTTAAGATTGGTGATTCTTATGTTAGTTATGAAGCTATTGAACCATTTAATGGTTTATTAGGATTAATGGCAGATATTGTAGATTCCCAAAAAGTTATGGGAGATGAATGGGTTGGAAATCAATTTGGTAAGATTTCTTATTTAATAAGTGCCAACGTAATAAATAAATCTTTCTTAGCTGGAATATTACAATTATCTGATTTGTTAACTTCACAAGGTAAAGATGCTCCAAGAGTAATGGCTAATTTTGTTAATAATCAAGTCCCATTAGGAGGATTAAGAAATGAAATTGGAAAAATTTTATCTCCGGGATTAAGAGAACTTGAATCAGGATTTTTACAAAGTGTAGGTAATAGAAATTTATGGGCTGACATTAGTCCAGAAAACAAAATGTTACCTTACAGATATGATGTTTTAAATGGCGAAATAATTAGAGATTGGGATCCTTTAACAAGGATAATTAATGCAACATTACCATTCAATATTAATGTTGGAGTTTCTAATGAAACAAGAGAATTGCTTATGAGAAGCAAATTAAATTTAAAACAAACTTTTAATACAGGTCCAAATGGTGAAAGTTTAGAAAATTATCCAGATCTTAAATCTAAATATAGATTCTATATGGGTCAACAAAATATAGAAGCTAAACTAACAGAATTATTTGCCAAACATCCTGAGTTAAAAGAATCAATTATTAGGATGGAAAATGCTAGGCAAAATGGGGAAAACTTTGAACCTAGAAAGACATTACATGCAAAACATTTGTTACCAGTTTTTAGAGAAGCAAAAAAAACTGCTTGGTTACTTTTACTACAAGATGAAACATTAGGTGGTAAGGCAAGTTTATTACAACAAGAACATCAATTAGGACTCTTAGGTGATAAGGCTAGACAAAGAGGTAATTACGAATTAACAAATAAATTTACTAACGAAATTGAAAAAATTAAAAACCTACCCAAATAAATAATCCGCCCAGTCAAACACTTTTTTAGCGTAAATGGCTGTCACACAAACTCAATACACAGGGAACGGAAATACCGTTCTATACTCTTTTACATTTCCATATTTAGCAACAACAGACGTTAAGGTTAAAATTAACGGTGTTACGCAAGCGACAACTGAATACTCTCTCGCCAACGCTACAACAGTACAAATGAACTCAGCTCCAGCTAATGGAGCTACTGTCTTAATATTCCGAGATACAGATAACGAC